CGGTCGTGATCCTTATCCTGATGTAAATATCCTCCCGCCCGACGCTGTAGCTGCAGCGGAAGAACCTGTTGTACCCGGCGCAGCTCCTCCTGCTCCTCCTGCTCCTCCTGCTCCTGAAGCAGTTGATCCTCTTGCAACTATAGATAGAAGTATTTTAGATCCATTAACAGATGTGGGTTTACCGACGAGCACAGTGGAATATCAAGATCCGTTTGAAACGGTTAAAGGTAGACAAGTTGTTGAAAATCAAGAAGCATTGCAGGATTGGCAAGCTGGTGAAAGAGCCAGAGATCCTGTAGCGGAACGAGCTGCAACAGCAGCTTGGACAGATCTACAAACCGGCAAACAAGGTATTGCAGATTTGAATGCCCGACAGGTAGCGGCAAGAAAAGCACTGCAAGAAGAGCAAGCAGGACAACGAGAACAAAATCGATTTGCCGATATTACGGCATTTGCTCGTGGTCGCGGTCCACTCGCTGATATGTCACGTGGTGCTTATGGTATGCGCCAAGCAAACTATGATCGAATTGAAAGAGAATTGATGGGTATACAAGGTCTTGAACAATACGGTCAGGAACAAACTACTGCCGCAGGAAAACTTGCTGTTGAAGCCGGTACAAAACAAATGGAGATGACAGAGGCTGCAAGAACAGAAGCAGGACGATCAGAAACCCAACTTCTGAAACAACAGGGCGATCAATTAAGTGACACAGCTAAACAATATTTAGAAGCAGGTAAAGCTAACCAGACTGAACAAGGACAATTGCGCAATGATAAAGTTCAGTTGGCGATAAAAAAGGTTGACGCCAAGGTAAAACTTTCAATCGCGGATCGGGAATACGTTATAAGCAAGGAAGCCAACGACCTAAGAAAGATGGCTATTACATCTCAGGATATGAGAACCCTTACGACTGCTCAGGTTGATATTGATGAAAAACTAGGGGCATTGGCAGCGAAATACCAAAAAATGGCTGCAGATGCATACCAAGCAACTGAATATGGGGTAATGGGTATAAAAGACAAACAAGCATATAAAGCACAACTAGATCAACAATTCTTTGAGGCAGAAAATATTGCTCGTGCTGAATTACTAGCTACTAAAAAGATGATTGAGGATAAATTACGGCCAATGATCGCCGCACTACCGCCCGAAAATAGTGCATCTAAATTTACAAATGTAAGACAAACTAGTCCGTAAATTGGTATGGCTACATATAAAGTTACACATAAAGATGGGCGTGAGTTTGAATTAGAAGGTCCAGCAGGAGCTTCTGAGCAGGAGGTAATTTCTGCACTACAATCTAAGCTTCAACGAGAAGATATAGACAAAGAACGCGCAGATTATGAAGCACAGTTAGCTGAAAGAACAAAAGGTCTTACATTTGGAGAAGAGCCTGAAGGAGATTCAACACTAATAGGGAATATATTAAAAGGTATCCCTCTTGGTGCTATAGAACTATGGGAGACTGCGGCTCTAGGTTCTGCGACTGCTTTAGGAGAAGAAGCAGAAACATCTATACGAGAAAATATTCGTAAAACTGCTGCCCCCCTCAAAAAGGCTTTTGAACTAGAAAACGAGCAGGAATGGTCAGCACAATTTGGGCGCGGTCTTGGATCTCTTGCAGCATTTCTTCCTGCAGCATTTCTTGGTCCTGCAGCTCTTCCTGCGGCGGCTGCTTTAGCTATTGGTGCGGGTGCTGGCGAAGCTAGCGAACGTGCTCGTACCGCAGGAGCTACTCCCAGACAACGTACTGTTGCTGCTAGATGGGGTACTATTCCCGGTTCATTTGATGTAATTCCACTTGCCAGATTAAGTAAGAAATTTGGCACTCCCTTTATCAACAGAATAGTAGATAGATTTGGGCCAGAAGAAGTTACTGGGTGGGGTTCACGTCTTAAACGGGCGGCAGTTACAGGTACTATTGAAGGCGCACAGGAAATAGCACAAGGCATAGCTCAAAATATTATTGAAAAAACAGGTTATAGACCCGAAGCTGGGATATTAATCCCCGAGGAACAGGCAGGAGAAGGACTTCTTGGTTTTAGTGTAGGTGCAGTAGCTCAAGGTTTAATGGATGCTTTTGTTGGTCGTAAAGGTCGCAAAGGTGAAGGAGGTGAACCCGAACAAGGTGAATTATTTCCTGAAGATACAGATCTTGGCGCACCTCCCGGGCCAACACCTTATGTAGGTGGAACAGGTCCAACAATTGGTGCTGCTGAACAATTAGCTGCAGGACGTGCAGAAGAGGCTCGCAGACAAGTAACAGAAGAAGAAGCAGAGTATGCTAACCAAAGAACTCGTCAGGAACTTGAAACTCGTCAGGATGAATTAAATAAATTAACAGACAGAGAACAACAAACTGAAGCAGCACGTATATTCTACAGTAATGTAGAACAATACAGACAAACAAGAGCAGCAGAACAACCAGATTTATTCCCCGTTTCACCCGAAGTCGCTGCCGCTGCAAGAACTGATGAAGGTAGACAACCAGATCTTTTTGAAGCTCTGGATACTCCAGCAGCACCACAAAGAGAAGCAGAACTTACTCCAGAACAATTAGATTTATTCCCTCCCGAAGAACAACGTGTTCAAGCTGCTGCACGTGAACGTGAAGGACTTCGTGCTGCTGAACGTGATGATGTAGCTGCGTTTGAACAACCAGATCTTTTTGCATTAGAGCAAGAACAAGAAAGACGTAGATTAGGTACATTACCAGTAGACCAATTTATGGATACGGCTACGCAAGAAGAAATTGCTACTGAAGTTCGTCGTAGACGAGTACGAGAAAAATTAGGTAGAGAACCTACTGCAGAAGAAGTAGCATCAGAACGTGCTATTGATGATCCTGCATGGGCTATAGAACGAGAAGCAGCAGCAGTACGGGAACCTCGTCAACTTGGGATAGAAGATGAAATAGCTTTTCAACAAGAATTGGAAGCAGAAGAAACAGCTAGGGCTGCAGAAGCACCACCTGTACCTATACCAGATACACGTAGAGAACGTGTAGCAGCAAGAGAAGCACAAGATATAGCACGAGGTGAACAAACTCGTGGAGAATTACCGGGTTTAGGTAGAGTAGCGACTAGAGCTGAAGCTCCAGCTCCTGCATTACCTGTTACTGCAGCAACTTTAGCAGGTATACCTAAAAGTATTCCTACCTATAAACAACTAACAAAATTAGGTAAAGAAGGTAGAGATACGAGTGATCCAGAAGTACGTAAAATACTTGAAGCACATGAAGAAAAAATAAATATTCGTAAACCAAGTAAGAAAAATACTAAACAATTAGAAACCGTACAAAATTTATTAAGAGGCTCAGTACTTCCGAAACCTGAGACGACTACAGATGAAACAGGAACAGAACAACTTACCCTTTTCGACACTACCCTTCCAGATACAGGGCTTAAAACAAGAAGAGGTAGAGGTCGCGTTCGCAGTCCTGTACCAACAGGACGACGTACCGGTGTGGGAACTCCCAAAGGAACTCCAGAAACTGCTCCCGCAGGATTGGGTCGTCTTACAGCTATTGCTGCAGGAATTACTCCAAGAGAAGCAGAGCCAACTCGTACATTAACAGAAGAAAAAAGGCTCACCGCTCCCGAAATTACAAAGAAGGCTGCTGCAAAGAAAGTTGTCGTAAAGAAGAAAAAGGTTGCCGCAAAGAAGGTTGCCGCAAAGGAGACACGGAAACGTACTGCTCCTGAAACCACAAAAGAAAAAACTGTTACGGCTAAGATCCGTGCAGATCGGAGCAAAGCTAAAACAGCCGATCAGAATATCGAGGTAGAAATATTACCGGCAGGTAAGGCTCGTGGGTCACAAGATATTACCGGAAGATCTTCGGCACCTATTAGAGCAAGATACCGCCGTCTTATTGGCAAAGTAAATCCCAAGACAGAAGAAGCGTATAAAAAAGCTAGGGAAGAAGCACAGGCTACCGAAGATGTACCTAAAGGGTTGGAAAGTTTTCGTAAAGAAGACCCCGAAGGCTTCAAAAGATTAGTAGCTGCTGATTTTGGGAAGGGGACTCTTGCTGATGAATGGGCGTGGTACCAAACAGAAACATCTTATGGTGGAAACGTACCGCTTTTAGAGCAGTTTCCAAATTTGAATGTATCAGATGCAGATGCTCTTAAAATCGTAGCTTTACTTGAAGGAAGTCCTCAAACAAACGATATAGCTTACGATGCCAAGATATATTTTGGTAAATACAGAGCTATGCGTGATAATGTTTTATTGGCAATACATGATTCTGTTAACTCCCCGGACATAAACACACCAAGTGCAGACGAAGATGTACGTATACTCTTGTTTATGCATCGAACAGGAAGAAGTAGAGCTGACAAAGCACTTGAATGGATGCGGAAAAATCTTAGTGATGAAACTAATGAGTGGATATCTATTGTAAGAGATAATCAGGTAACACATAAACAAGCAAATAAACGTACTGTAGATGAGAACGATTTAGTAGTTAATGTAACAACAATTGGACAGGCTCCTATTACACCAGCAAGAGCCGCTGCTATCCAACAACACGAAATCGACGTCGAAGAATTTTTAGACGCAAGGAGCGAAGAACAAATAGCAAGAGATGCACTTGCTAATGCAAAAAGCGTTGAAGCGCGTGAGAAAGCGGCTGCTGCAAAGGAAGCTGCTGCAAAGAAAGCTGCTGCAAAAAGAGCAGAAGTAAAAAGAAAAGAAGCTGCAACCGATAAAAAAGCAGCCAGTACAACCAAAAAACTCGCGGGAGATGCAGTTGTTAGTCTTGATGCACCGTTACATCCCACTGTAAGACTACTATTGAGGGAAGGTAATTTACAGGGTGCTATAGGCGCACTATCAAGAACATCAAACAATTCTACTCTGTCCAAATTAGCAAATGTATTAAGTGAATCATTAGAACTTAGTAATACCAAAGTAGAAGTTGTAAATAACCTTAAAGACGAAGCAGGTGTGCATGTTGCAGGCTTGTTCAATCCCAAGACCAATACAATTCAGTTGGATTCCAAACTTGGAATGAATTCTCATAGCGCAATACATGAAACTACACACGCGCTTACTTCTCATATACTTGCTAACAAGTCACACCCACTTACCAAACAACTGGATAAACTTTTTAACGATACCAAAGAAGAATTAGACACAGCTTATGGTGCTCAATCCTTGGATGAATTTGTAGCAGAAGCATTTAGTAATGTAGAATTCCAACAAAAACTTGCCGGTATAAACCCAAAAGGTTCATCTGTATCCTCACTACAAAGATTTTTCTACGCAGTAGCTAATATGCTCAGACGTTTGGTGGGTATATCAACTAGACCTATACCTCTCGGCTTCCAGAAATTTAATACAGTGCACGACAAAACCGATGCACTTATACACGCCATGCTATCTCCTGCACCCAATTCACGTAATGCTGGTTCGATGTACATGAGTTCTACTAGCGAGCATATAGACACGCTATTAAAGAACGTAGCCACAATGGGTAAGTCATTTCCTAAACCTACTCCTGAATACAGACAAAAATTTGCAGGAAATTTTGTAAGTTTCATTAAAGGTGATTCAGTTATCCCAAAAATGAAAGATTGGATGACTCAAATAATGCCGATGCAGGCACTAACTGATGTAGCCGATTATCTTGGAATCCCCAGTGCGTTTGAATTACATAGAACTATAGAACGTATGATAGGTGAACAGGGTAAAGCAGAAAAATCATTAGATGCTACCTTACAACTTATAAGTGGAAAAGAGGGGTGGATTACGACTCATCCAGAGATGAAGAAAACTTTTGATGATGTTGTGTACACAAGCACAAGATTTCAGGTTAATCCAAGTGAACTTGAAAGTAAGTACTTCGATAAAAACGGGAAACCTACAGAAAAATCCAAAAAATGGCGTGAACTAAAACCAAAATGGGACAAACTCAAACGTACCGGTGGTGATAAAGTTTATCTCCGTATGCTTAATACATATAAAAAACAATTCGAGACATTAAAAGCAGTTATAGCTGATCGAATTAATACTATGAAAGACAGTGATGGAAACCTTATAAATAAAACAGAAAGAGAAAAATTACAAACGAACATATACGAAAAGTTATTCCAGAAAGGGCGCATAGATCCATACTTTCCGTTAACTCGTAAGGGAGAGTTTTGGCTGGAATTTCAGGGTGTAGATTCACTAACGGGTCAACCTGAAATGGTCTACATGTCGTTTGAAAATACAACAGCTAGAAAAAACTATGTTAAACAAATTAAAACATTCCCCGAAGTTGATAACAAAACAATAAGAAAGTTTGAAAAATTAAAGACCGCTGAAGATTATGCCAGAGCACCCGCTACTTCTTTCATGTCAAAAACTCTTCAAATATTAAGAGCAAATAAGGTTAGTGGTGACGTGCAGATGGAATTTATGAATTTATTCCTGAATGCATTACCCGAATCCTCCTTTGCAAAAGCTCTTACAAGACGTGCTAATGAAGGAATGGGTAGGCCCGGTTATCTGGAAGATGCTGTGTTGGCGTTCAGAACAAAAGCGTATGACTTATCGTCAGCAACAGTGCGTTTACAGTGGGGCGCAAAAATAAACGCGGTAGAACAACAACTGGAGAAAGAATACAACGAGTTGACAAGAGGGAAAAAAGCCGACCCAGATAAAGAATATGCTAGTGCTAGAATAGTTGTGGATGAATTAAGAAAAAGAGCAGAATTTGCACGTAATCCACCGTCAGACGCACGGGCAGCTCTCGCTAATCGTTTAGCATTTATGGGAACCATAGGATGGAATGTTTCATCTGCCGTCGTTAATGCGTCTCAGGTTCCACTTTTTATGCAGCCTATTTTAGGTGGTAAATACGGACAAGGAAAAGCCGCCAGCGCTCTTATAAATGCTGGAAGATTAATTAAAGCCAGCGGTAGAGATCGTGAAATATCTACTTTAGTAGGAGATGAAACAGTAAACGTAAAGGGTGCGTTTTCTATAGATAACTTTTTTGTTGAAGATTCAGCTAATGAAGGAAAATTAAAAGTAAGAGAAGATATGCTAAAGAAGTTGCCACCCAAGATACAGGCACAAATAAGGGAATTACAACCTCTTATCCAGATAGCTATGGATAGAGGACAATTAAACCGTTCATTATTCTACGATACATTGAATATTCAGATGGCTGGTAGGGAAAAAGGCGTATGGGATTGGCTGAGTGCTTCTTCTGCGTGGATGTTCCATCATGTGGAACGTGGCAACCGTCAGGTAGCTTTAATATCTACTTATCAACTGGAAATAGATAGACTAAAAGAAAAACACGGGAAAAATCTTACCCAAGAACAGAAAGATGCTGCTGCGAATTTAGCTGTATACACGGCACAGGAAATAAATGGCGGTGCATTTTTAGCTACTGCGCCAAGTTTAGCGCAATCAGGGCTTGGCCGTGTTGCCATGATGTATAAGACATATGGCATACAGATGTACTACACGATTATGAAAACTGGTCGTACTTTCTTTATGAAGGATTTACCGGCGCATTGGGTGAAAGAAGGTTACGCAGTAGGAACAGCCAAAGCGATGGGGGATGTCGCCTTCAAACAATTTATAGGTGTGATGGTATCAAATGTAGCATTGGCTGGAGTACAAGGACTTCCATTTATCGGCATTATAATGGCACTCTCTAACATGTTCTTACCTGAAGATGGAGAGGACTCTGAGACCATTTTACGTAAAGTAGTAGGCGAAGGTTGGTGGAAGGGTGGATTGGTATACGGTAGCGAATTGGTAGGTGTTGGTACAGACGTAGCAACCCGTATTGGTATGGGTAATTTAATATTCAGAATGAACCCTTACGCTAGAAATGATTCTTTAGAAATGATATTAGCGCAAGCTGCCGGTGGTCCTGCATGGAGTGTAGGAAAACAGTTTGCTAGTGGCGCAAAGCGAGCATTCTTTGAAGGTGAGCCTTGGCGAGGTACGGAAAGTATGTTGCCTTCGGCAGCACGTAATCTAATGAAAACGTGGCGCTATTCACCTTGGGGAGATGATGGCATAAGAACACAACGTTACGATCCCATATACGAGGATGTTACTACTGGCAATCTGATTATGCAGGGTTTGGGTTTCCCGCCCTCTGAGTATACCCGCAGATTGGAAGAGAATCTGGTTAAGAAAAAGATAAGCAGGGATATAGTTGATCAACGCACTGATTTATTACGTAAATACTGGGTAGCTGTCAGCAGAAGTGATTATGGCGGAGCAAGGGAGTTAGCAGCCGAAATGAGAGTGTTTAGTAAGAAACATCCTTACAAAGGTGTTGTGATAACAGGTAAAACCGTAACGGATTCTATGAGATCACATGCAAAGGCTACCTCTGCTATGCATCATGGTGTGCAGATACCCAAAGGATTACGGGGTCTCCTTAAAGAAGATTATTTTAATCGTTCTCCCGTTTACGATTGGTGGTCTGATGAACCGGAATGGTCATCTTAAAAAAGACCCCTGCCGGGAGGATGGCAGGGGTCAGTAGGAGAACGACAGACAGGGAGGTGGCTGTCTATTTAATGCTATCACACTGTTCTCCAAATGCGAATACCTAATATTTTATTTTCTATAACAACTCTCGCCTCTGTTTTATAATCCTTATTTATCAATATCTTAGCCGATTGGCGCATTGCTTCCTGAGTGTTTATGCACGGTATAAACACAGAAGAACCTGCCACCATATCGTCCCATTTCACTATAATCCGCACCCCATCAGGGTTTAGATCATCCTTCTTGAGTACCCCCTGCTTCATCTTCACCCTCAATAGAACAACTGACAACTATGACATCTGTGGGCGGTAGCTGCATATGAGTACCTTTGCTTAAACGTACTTTTGCTTTGGTAGCGCCCAGTTTTGTCGTTAGATCCTGTAGAAACGCAGCGTAATTTATTTGCTGTTCACTGCACCATAGCCTAAGAGGTTTCGGTATTAGGTAGGCTTTCTTCAGGTCGGTCTCATATCGAGCAACTAATTTACCCCGCGGAATAGCATCCGGTACTATAAGAGAGTCTATTCCATTGTTGTTTTGCTTCCGTAAATCATCCGTACTTTTTATCCACAGTACATTACTCCAATGCTCGTGAATGTAATCATTAAGAACTTCCTCAACGGACGCATTCATATCCGATACATAGTGCTTATTATCTTTGAGCATCTTAATGGCCCATTTAAATACATTGCCTATGTTGTATTCTATAAGACCAGCACGTTTGGCTATTACTAATCCTGCCATAGTGTTGGTTACAAACGCGGACCAGAACCGATTTTCCGATGTCAATACCGCCATAGTGTCTACTTTATTGCGAATTTCATCGAGCAGCTTCTTAACACCATCTAAGTTGTTTATAATGTATTGAATATATATTTTTCCGGCGTGCCCGTATTGATTGCCTACAGCAACACTGAATGCATCCTGTTCTTCTTTTTCTTCTGCTTCGCTAAACAGACGATCCACCTTAACTTCAAGTATGCGTTGGGCCTCTGCTTTCGGCATTGATTTGGTCATACTTACACGTTCAATTATGCTTGTATTACCAGTAGTTACAGCCAATAATTTCCACGCATCACCACGATATCTTTCTAAATTACCACCGCTAGCCATACGTCCTCGCTGTCTGCCACCGGTTAATTGATATGCTAGGTTACTAAGTTCATTCGCCCGACTATTCGTGAGTTCATCCATATACAGTGGTAAGTTATGGTATATCTCACCTCTGTGCATTTTTGTGTTGTATGTATCACGTTCGTTTATTATGAGGTCTTCTGGTTTACCCCACACCGAAACCGCCGCAGCTATAGCAGTAGTTTTACCAACTCCTGACTCTTTACTATGTATATGAAGTGCGGCGCAGTTTATCGGGGAGAGATTCATAAGAACGGAACCAAAGGATGAACCCACGACAAATTGATGTAACTCAAATTTATCTTTGTTGTAAAAACCAATCATCTTTTTCCAACCCTCCAATGTACCCTTCGGTTCAAAGGAAGTGAATAATGCAGCCGTCTGCGATGAAGGAGGATTGAATTCTACTTTATCAGCGAATATTTCCTGATTGCCTAGTATGAATGAAGTGCAATTATCATCTGTCCACCCAAACTGTTTATGAGCTTCATCTGCTATACTGTTAGCCTGCAATTCATTAACCCATGTCGTTGTATACTGCATTATTTCATCCATCTTGTTTATGGCAACACCATACATGGACATATATTTACGAAATTCTTCACGTGAATTCACCGCTGCCAATGGTATAGTAAATTCCCGTACACCGTCATGGGGTAGATGGAGCCTCATCACCACAGCTTCCCCAACTTCGCTGTCCCATAAACGTCGTACTACATATAAGTCGTTATGGTATATAAGTTTTTCACCAACTTCCCCATCTCTTTGTGTTATTCGTATGTAAATACCACCATTAGCCCCCCTGAAATACGGGGCTGGATAAGCCGGTATAGTATATGTATTGATAGGTGAATCAGGTAAGTCAATAGACGGAGCTTCCACCACGTTATCTTCTTCTGTGGCCTCTTTTATCCTGTTACCAAGACTTATTGGGGACTTTATTTTGCCCCAATTAGGACACTTTCCACACACATCAGGGTTAAATTCATCAAAAGTTGCACATAGATACGGCCCTTTTATAAGATCCATTTTCTTTGTTGTGTCCCGTGCAGTATATTCGGGATGATCTTTGGACATAATATGTGCGGCTTTTTCACCATCCTCACAAAATTTGGCTATGGATAACCCTGCTCTCCACAATGGTTCATTTATGTCTGCCTGATTAGTTATTATATTTCGTATTTGATCGCACCCCTCACCCCCACGGGTTTTTAAAATAATATCCTTGAACACGTTTTTTCTGTTACCAAGCAGCGCATCCATAACTGCATTGCTATTTGAAGGAATATGTTTTGTAGGAACTGGTATCGGGTCATCATTAAAGTATTCAACGAACACATCGAAATCTATAGGTTCAATAACACCTGTACCAAAATGCGTTACATCGTGTGGTGGGTCCGATTTATAATTATGAGTTTCCGGTATACGCAATACTCGCGCTGCATCAGATGTAACTGCTGGGTCTGCTAACAAGTTATATTTTGAGCATAAACGTTTAATGTGTTCCGCAACAGGTAGCCAGTCTTTTAAATCAATGGGTTGCGACAAAAACCAATATACGTGCACCCCGCGCCCGGAATTAATCAAGAGCGGTTTGGGTAACGATAATTGCTTACAAAAACTTCTTAGCGCAGCAATAGCTTCGTTTTGGTTTTGGTAATCTTTGCTGGGGCCGCAATCAAGATCTAGGAAAAACGACCTAAGTTGTTTGACGTTGTTTACTTTGCGTGAACCGGTTTCTTTAAACGTAGCTAACGCAAAATATGTGTCAAAACCATTCCCATCTAATTTGCGGGCCGTGTTAAATAAAGTGTCTATGGAGTCGTGAAATTTTTGCACCCTTCGGTCATCAGACCCACGCGATGCAAAAATACAATAGAAACCACTCTCCCCCAACGCTCTCCGTAAAAATTCTTTTGTTTCCATTTCCCCTACCTAAAGACTAGAAAACCACGGCTACTTCACAATTTACTCCCGCTCTGTAGCCGCGGCTTATATTAGTAGAGGCTAATCGTCCCAATCATCTACAATAGCGTCCAAATCTGTGTCCTTAGATTTTGGAGCAGCAGCAGCAGATTTTTTAACTACTTTCTTGGGTTCTTTGATTTCCCCATTCGGTTCTCCTTTGGCTCCTGAGACAAACGGATTGCCTTCGGAAGCCTCGAAACCATCAGTTGCGCCAAACGGTGAAGATGCCTCTAGGGGAGCATACTTGATAACCTGAACGGCACGCAATCGTAGAGATACGCCTGTTCCCATGCTCCCATGATAGGGCGTGAATGTAACGGCAACATTGATTTTGCTACCCGTGGTCAGAAGAAAATCGTCACCAAGTTTTGTATTTTTGGCATCGAATTGAGCTGGTTTTCTGGTAGCGTCTTTACCATATGCGCCCTTCAAATTGGCCTTATAAATGTAATTTCCGTCCTCATCTTTGGTAAACGGATTCTCAAAGCTATCGGGCCAATCTTTTTCTGATTTAACCTTACCATCGTAGGCTTCAACCATGTCCTTACGCAGTTCCTTGGCCTGTGCTTTGGACATCTTAAAATTAATTTCGTACTTAGCGCCGTCATCAAATGGATCACAAGGTACCGACCGTCTTTCCTTTTGATCGAACCTGTACGTGCAATTGATGCGCGGCCATAGAGCTTCTACATCGTCAATAACATAAACTGGGCTAGTTTCAGCCATGAGTCATCTCCTGTTTGTCAAATTGAAACCCATCTGTGCTTTCAAATGGGGACGTTCTCGTACCCTCAAACAATGGTGTAAAATCCAAAGTTATACATTTTATGGTGTCAGGATGATCTATCATCTTTGAAACCATTTTTAACTCCTCATCCTCCAGAGGGCGACTAGGTTTGAAGAAAAGTTTTGGTGTGCCACTGTCGGTATCAAAATATATCTGGGTAACTACAGTAACGGCTGGGCTATTATGCTCTCTGAGAAACCGAGCATACGCTTGCATAGGCATATTACCGTTTTTGGATTCACCGAAAATTGAAGTAGCAGGCAAGCGTAATTGATATACTACGTCTAACTGCCCTTCCATAACTACAGCTAGACGTTGCGAAAACCTACAAGCTCTACTACTCCCGTAACCAGAACCTCTTATATTATAAGTACAATCCATGCATCGAGCTGCCTGACGTTGGTCCTCCGGCACATCCTTGGAAGGAATTTGCGTATCAGCAGACCAGCAAATCGGCATAGCTACTTTGTCAGGATCGTAATTGTCCTCGTAATAAGAACGTGAGACAGGGGCCGCATTGATAATTATTATGTTCCGAAAATTTTCGTGGCTAATAATTATCTCGTTACCACCTGTAAATTCACTAAACTTCTTATCACGTATACTAAGACGTCTTAAAAATTCAGGCATTCGTTTTATAGATCTTGGTCTTCGTCAAAATCGTGAGGGATAACAAGTGGTGCATCATTAGTATCCAATGTCATAATCCCCCCGTCGTCGGCATTACCATTGCCATCATCGTCATCCGGTATACCGTCAAAAGACTCATCAGGTTCATCTCTTTCTGTCTCTTTAATTTTTGCTTCTTCCCATGCTTGTCTTGCAGGGCTAGCCGGTTTTGGAGCAGATAAAGCTACCGAAACATCGTCAATTGAAAATCGGTATGTGTTTCCCACTCTTATGAAAGTGTGCTTTGGGATCTGATCACGTCTTATCCACCCACGGATGGTGGACACTGAGACTGAGAAGTGATTGGCTAGATCTTCTATCGGTACGTATGGTCCGCTCATTATTTTTTCCTAACTGCGATGAGGTATTCAGAATCCACATTTAATCCCATAGGTACAACCTCGGGATTTTCTTCCAGAAATTGCTTCACATTGCCTTGATTTAGACGCTTTTCCAGAAGTTCGGGAACTTTGTGTTCTTGAACAAAACTGTACATGGACCCCCAGTCAGAAGTCCAATATCGCGTTTTCACTGTTCGATAAAACAAACCTTCGGAAGTCCTGACACTCTCGACATTATGTTTTTTACAGTGGTCGAGAAGAGCTTTTTTTATAGTGTCTTGTTGAGTTTTTAAATTATCGTCTTGTTTTTTAAACTCAGTAGATAACTCGTTGCGTCTGGCCTTTATCTTCAGAAAAACTTTAGTCAGTTTTTCCAGTTCGACGCCGTTCCCGTCGCCCATTTTGCTCTCCCAAATCATGGTAGGAAGTGCATACTAATGTCAGGAAATGAGCTAGTCAAGCAGTTCCTTATATAAATCTATAATCTGTGTGTGAATATGTATTTTACTATCTAATAACCTATAAACATGTTTCTCTATAAGCGAACCCTGTAGTTGCACCACCGTACATTTATGCGTTTGCCCCGACCTGTGCACCCGCGCATTTGCCTGAGAATAAATTTCAAGGGAACTTGTTGGACCCCACCACACCACCGTATTAGCGGCAGTTAAGGTAACACCATGAGCGGCGGCGGCTGGCTGAAGCACAAGAACTCTTGGGTCATCTTGTTCCTGAAAGAATTTGAAGATTTCAGTCCGCTTCTTAGCGGGAACATCACCCTGAATAATCTCGTTGCTGATACCATCCGAGTTTAGTTTACGTGATAAGATGCTAATAGTGTGTTTAAAAGGGACAAAGATGAGCACTTTCTGACTGGATTCATCGATGACCTCACGTAAAACTTTATACCTATGTTTTATATCAAACTCTAGTGTGTCCCCTCCATCGGTATACACTGCACCAGAAGATATTTGCAGGAGTTTATTCATGTTAACCGCGGCATTCACGGCAGTAATTTCCTCACCAGCCGCCTGCATGATCATTCGATCTCGGAGTTGCTTGTAGTATTTTTTCTGTTGGCGTGTAAGTTCGACTTCCCGTTTGACGTACACCATATCTGGAAGATCCAGACAATCTTTTTTGGTAAAACGTATGGCGGGTTGAAGCGCCTTAAACACAGTTTCTTTGGCAGTTTCTTTCGGCACCCATTTAAAAGTTGATACCTTGTACATTACCATGTCTCGGAATGACCCGAAAAAACGAGGGACAGCCGTAGGATTAACAAGTTTAGCCAACCCATAGGCATCCAATGGACTTTGAGCAGCGGGTGTGCCTGTCAGCATCCATAACCAATGATTAGCTTCCAGAATAGAATTTAGAACTTTCCAGCGTTTGGTCTGGGCATTTTTGTAGTGGGTAGCTTCGTCTGCGATCACAAGATCAAAGCCCCCCTTCTTTATCGCATCAGCTACAATTTCCACGCCGTCATAATTTATAATGACATATTCGGCACTGCTTTCTATTATCTTGCGTCTTTTCTCGGGGGAGCCATAAGCCACATCAACGCTTCTGTGCATCGCAAAAGTAAACAAGTCGTTACGCCACGCGGAATCCATTATCGAGAGCGGGCATATAACCAGCACACGATTTATACGCCCTTGCTTTATCAGGAAATCAGACGCCCAGATTGCCGAAGCGGTTTTACCTGTACCTTGCTCATTAAAACAGAAGGCTCTTCTGTTTTTAGTTAAGAAAGCCGATGTACTTTTTTGATGTTCAAAGGGTTTATACTGACCGGGCCAGTCGTAACGTCTTTCTATAGGTGATGGCACGTTAATATTTAATTTATTCAGGACGTGAGTTTCATCGATGCCCCATTTCACCAGAACATTGTTGTCATCTACTTTACGACTTTTTGGTATAATGGTAGTGACTTGTTCAGGATTACGTAGCTTCAGCAGTAGTGCTACGTTTTTTATTATCTCCACTATCGCTCTCCCTTAATAGAAACTAACTTTTCTTTCTCGGTTTCTGTCCGTTCCGACTACGATTTTTACTAGGACTCATTAGTCTGTACCCATCTGCATTAGTACCGCCCTTACTCAACATTTTGTTGTGACTTACGTCCTTGCCCCTTCGATAACTTTTACCCTTTGCTTTATCTATTTTTCGTCTCGCCCTCTGACGTTCCATACGGTTTTTATGTTCGCCGCGTTTCTTCTGCATTTGGTATTCGTGTTTGTAGGGGCGTGGGGATTTTGTGTAGGGCATCAGTTTCTTCCATTGTGGGCACATTCGGTGACAGCACAGTGCCGTCTGCATAACCCACTAGGTTTAGGGTTCCACATATCATTTTTAAATGCTTGTTCTAATTTAGAGTAATCAGCCAACCACTTCTCCCATAAAGCGGGTACTTGTTCTTTTGTATATACATCTTTTATGAGGTCTTTTGAAACGACAAATAACAAACCCGCCTTTACTTTTTCGACCTGTGGAAAATGTTTGAAAACAACAAGTGCCATCAACTCTAACTGACCCTTGTCAGCGTACCGTGCAGATTTCCCTGTTTTATAATCCACCACCCATGCTACATCGTCATCCAATATTATTAAATCTGCGATACCTCTGAACCAAACACCTTCATCCGTAAACCCACAAGGCTCTAAGTCCTTAGTAACCCCTAACTTATATTCACATAACTTATTACCCGGCTTTGCCCGGAGCTTGTCTAACGTAGCCACCGCATAATCAAATTGCGGGGGCATTGGCTTGTTGTCTCGTATGTACTCTTCGGCAGCGGTATGAAATGCGGTACCGTACAACATAGCCTCAGTTTCAGATTCAACATAATCCCTTGCAATCCTCATGTGGTAGAATTGTTTAGGGCATTGTTCAAACGCTTTTATTTTACTGAAAGACCAAGGAGTTATACTCAACCACAGTCTCCATATGACTTTCCTACCCCTGATTCACAATCAATTGGTAAGTCTATAGCCCACTCAGGCACCATACGCATACAAGATTCCATATAACTCCGTGCTTCCTCGACTTCTTCATCCGGCACACAGCACACAACCGAATCGTGAACTGTCAACACAACCTTGTATCTCTTTGAGATTTCTAGCATTTGCTCGCCAATGATGCAACGAGCGAGAGCCTGACAGACATTCTCTATGGCTTTCCCACCATAGATGCGGGTTCGGCCTCGTCTGGTTTTATAAGTGTACTCAACTGTTTGAGTGGGTATGCCGTCAAATTCGGTAAGTATTGTATCCCCCCGCAGATCTTCATAACGCATAAACAAACCAGAGGGCAGCTCAAGAGCACAACGTTCTGCATCTACCGATAACAGGTCATCACGACCAAAAGAAACAGCATCGCCACGAGAAAGATTAACAATAGTCTGTTGAGCGTCTCGCCATAGAAAGGTTATATTGTAATTAGCCTCTCTGTATATTTTTATGACCCTTCGTGCTTCGGCCAACTCCATATCCACGCCAAATGTCTTGAGTTGATCCTTAAATTTAACTGCTCCCATACCATAACCAGCACCAAGAATAGTTGTCTTGCCAACGAATCGTTCTTCCTTGGTTACATCTGCTTCATCCTTGCCATAAATCCGTGCCGCCATTTTGACATACACATCTTCATTATTGGCAAATGCGTCTATAAGATTTTCTTGCCCCGCAAGCCACGCGAGAATACGTGCCTCTATCTGAGCAGAATCGGCTTCAACCAAAGAATGCTCAGGAGGAGGTATTATACTACGCTTTAACTTCTTACCGTGTATGCCCCTACTCGGGAGATTCTGTAGGTTAATCTTATCATCCCCACCCCATCGGCCTGTGTGAGCCGCGTAGTATTTGACAGGCACAGGCAACAGGCCACGCTTCGAGATGTCTATAAACCGTTGTGTCCTAGTTTCTTCCAGTGTGCTCTTGTTCCCGAGCCGAGCTGCAACTAATGTTTGTACGGATGGATTTTCGTGGTTGGTAAGTGCTATGAAATCTTCGTCAGATTTGGCAAAAGCGAATGTCTCTTTATCAGTAGTTAGGCTTATTTTAGTGGGAGGAATAACCCCAAACCCTTCAAGCAATTTGGCAAACTTGGGGTTACTCATAAGATCTTTTTTATCTACTCCGGCGTCACCTAACAATTTGTCTTTGTGGTCACGTGTCTCTATAAGATGTTGTTCGAGAAGCCCAAGATCCAAATCTAATACGGGGTCTACAAACATCCGCAAGGTAAGGTCTATCAGTTTAAGTTCCTGTCTAGGAAAACCCTTACCTATTTTCTTGAAGAGTGCATAAGTTAACTCAACGTCGTTTATACAGTAATCTCCATATCTTGAGAGTTCTTCTTCCGAGAAGTCTTCCCTTCTCTTTCCGAGTGCATCTGATACGGCTGTGCCTTTAGTTCCCAAAGCATATCTCTCAGCCAACGCATGGAGACTTGCGCTAACTTCCACCCCGTCCACAGCACGGGCAATACACAAAGTATCGGTATAAGCGCGAGGAGTGACATCAAAAATCCAATTAGCAATGGCACCATCAAACATAACATTGTGACCGAGTAACATAGCCTCTTGCCAGTTGAATGTTTGTAAAAACGCTTTGGTCTGTTCCTTCGTCCCACTTGCCCACTCCGTTTCATTATTATTTACCTTTACTCCTACCCCGATAACTTCAAACCGAGGATCGCGTATGTACTCTTCCGTTGTCATCTTTGACAATGAAAACTCTTTGTCGTAATAAGTTTCAAAGTCTATGGTTATTAAGTCCATTGGCTGTTCTCCGATATTATTTTAAGAACAGAATGCTCGGTTTGGTCTTGGTCATTGTGTGATAGTCC